TTCAGTTGCGCACAGCCGTTCTCGGCCTTGAGCATGATGGTCTTGAACCGCTTGACCTTGTTACCCAGCAACGCCTCCATCATGGGGCTCATGGCAGATGGCACAAAGTCAGGTGCTTCTTCTACTTCCTTGGGCTCAGGTGCGCCCAACAGTTCGCGCAGTTTCTCAGTAGACAGTCTCGGTGAAACTTCATTCCAAACGATGACGGGCTTGGGCTCCAAACCTTTCTTCACGTTCATTGACTCGGGCACACGCAGAATACGCGATGCCTCAAATACTTTGTCGTCAACGATCAGACCCTGCTCTTTGCAGAGTTGTTTAAGTCGCTTGGCTAACGGTTCCCACACAGTGCGGGTTAACGTCTCTTCAAGCAACCAGTAGGCATGAACACCGTTGCCGGAGTTCACCAAAATTGGTCTAGGTAGGCCGACTGTCTTGCAAAACTTCTTAAGCTCTTCCAGCCCTGTCTGCTGGTCGAGATAGCCCTCAATCTTCCCCTTGGAATTCGGTACACCCTTGGTCGGGCCGCAATCAATATCCAGCCATAAGGCTCGGACAAAGGCTACGTTCTCGTGTGTCCTGTCATCTGCCGTACCAAATTTGGCGCAGCCAAAATACACGTTGACTTGCTTGGTGTTGAACTCTTGGATGAGTGTCTCGGCTTCTTCCCTTGTGTCTGCAAAACGCTGGTCAACATACTTACCTATGCCAACTACGCAGTACCGTCCCTCCGTGGGTAGTACGGTGTCGAGCAAGTCAAATGTGGACATTGTTTATTTGCGCTTTTTGTGTCGTGCCATGAAACGCTCTATCTGCTCGGCGTAAGTTGGAGACGGAGTGAACTCACCCCAAAACCAGTTGTAAACCGTCATGCGGCTCACTCCTAGCTCTACTGCCACTCGCGTAGCAGTAATCTCCCGCTCGATACAGAAGCGACCCAAGGCTACGCCTAAAGAATCAGCGTCGGCCTTTTTATTGGCTTCAACTAATTTTTGGCTGTAACCATAGGTCATGCGTTACTCCTCGTCCGTCCAAGCCGCAACCACGGAGTCCAAGCTTTTCTTGGGTGCGGGTGTGGCTTCAGCGGCCTTCTTGGATTCACGCTTCTTGGGCGCTTCAACTCCATCATCAGCTTCGGCTCGTGCTTTGGCAAGCGCCTTGGCATCTTCCTGTTCAAAGGCTTCGCCCAAAGGTTTGGGTGCTTCCAACTTAGGCGCACGACCTGACACATCGGCTTGATATGGGGTCATGGTGACCATCTTCTGCACTTCGGGGAGCGCGGCTACTTTGCTTGTAACTGCGTGTTCACCTTTGTTGATGAAGCGCACAGGTGTGAACAAAATGGATTGGTTGTCGTTGTCTTCATTGAAGCTCAACTGGGTAACAACGTAGTCCAAGCTCTTGCCGTTGTTGGCCAAATACTTGGTGTAGCTCTCAAAAGGATGAGTGTTGTCACCAACGCTCTCACCAAACAAAGACTTGGAGGCCAAGTTCATTTGGTACACAGAACCTTCAAGCGAAGTACCAAAGTCCTCTTCCAACGTCACAGCAATGCGGCGTGAGTAGCGGCAGGCTTTAGAGTTGCCCATGCCCGAACCCTTAATGTTTTGCTCGCAAGAGTCACAGCGGTCGGACTGTTTGTTGGTCGAACCAGCATCAGGCACGTTGCCGTCATTGGAGAAGCAGTCGGGCGCAGACGGCTCGGCTTCAGGACTCCACTGCTTAGCGTAGAAGATGCGTCCAACTTTAGGAGAAGCATTGACAACGACAACATTCAAGTCGCCTTTGACCTTACCCATTTCCTCACCACCCACAACCTTGCGGAAGATTCCGTTCTTGGGGACGATGCGTTTGACGCCGGTACGACCAGCGAGTTGTTTTGTAAGCTCACTGACTCCAGCGGTTTGCAGAAAGTCGGGGAGGTCTTGGTTTAACAAAGTAATGTTGCTCATTTTTCAATTTTCCTTAGAACGTCTAACAACCACGGTGTATTCGCTTTCTACGTTCAAGCCCATAGGAAGCAGGTCGGGATTTTCAGAAAGAAACTCTTTCATGTGTGTCTGATGAAGTCTCTTTTCCAGCAGGCCATACGCATCGTTTTCTTTGATGAAGCGATACATAGAATCCCAATCATTCGTCCAGTACCGTGACTTTACGGAACGAACAATCGTGCCAGCTTTTGTGCGAACGCTATCAGCGTTCATGTTCTTGCAAATCTCAAGCATCTCAGCTTCAAGCACACCCATCTGTTCTTCAAGAGTGGCGTATTGCTTTTTGTAATCTGAGGTGAGTGTGTCCTTGGCATCGCGTATCTTGATGTAGACAGCGGCAAGTTTGTCGAGTGGTAGAGAGGGTTGTTCCCCCTGAACTTCTAATGCGTCCATAGTTAGCTCCAGTTGTTTTGAGGTTTTAGTTTAGCACAGAACTTGACATTGTCAAGTACCTTCAGAAATAATTTCTTGCTTGTACAAATCAATTATTTTTGTGTGGTGTGCAATGTTGCCCCGCAGGTGGGCGTACATCTTTGTCTCTATCGGACTGCCTGTTATATGCACGATGGTCATTGGGTTGACCTGACCGGGACGGTCGATTCGAGCATTGGCTTGTAGATACGTCTCTACGCTGGAGCAGGGAGCGTACCAGATGATTGTGTCGGCGGCGGTTAGGGTAAGCCCGTGAGATGCCGCTTGTGGTTGGATGATGAGCACCTTGGGGTAAGGGTTGTCTTGGAACTGCTGAACCAAGGCCGAGCGTTTGTTAACGCTCACACTCCCGTTGATGACTTCACAGCTTATGCCGTGCTTGTTCAGGTGTTTCTCTAAGAGTTCGATGGTATGGGTAAACGGCACGAATACCAGCACTTTTTGGCTCGACTCTTCGATGACTTCTTGCACTGCATTCAAACGGGCGGATACATCAAACTCCAACACTTCGCCAGTGTCGGTGTAAACCGCACCACCGGATATTTGAAGCAGCTTGTTGATCTGCACAGCGGCGTTGACCGCAGAGATTTCTTCCCCGTCGGCCTCAATCAGCATCTGCTTCTTGAGTACGTTGTAGTACTTGATCTGCTGTGGGGACAGTGGGGCATCACGGTCAACAAAAGTCACAGGGGGCAGGTCGAGACACTGCTTCTTCTCAAACCGAATGGCTGGCTGGAGTGCCTTGTGGACAATGTGTTTGGACTCAGGGCGGGGTAACCAGCGGTACTGCCCAACCTTAATCATCACGTTGTCTCTGAACTGCCCAAAGAACATAGGTATGCCGTTGGGGTTCACCAGCTTTGCTAATCCGTAAGCATCCACAGGCGACTGTGCGGCGGGTGTTCCAGTCAACATCCACAACCCACGTATAACTTTTGTTAGGTCACGCAAGTCTTTCCATCGCTCGGTCTGAGCATTCTTATACGCTGACGCTTCATCCACCACAATCAAATCGAACCCGCCCTTGAGCAGTTCACTCTTAACAATTCCAACCCCATCAAAATTGATGACGACAAACTCTGACCCCGCATTGATGATCTCTTTGCGCTTCTTGGCTGAGCCGTGTGCAACAGAGACTGTGCGATGGATAGCAAACTTGAACAAATCGTTTTGCCATGCCGACTTCATAATTGACAACGGACAAATCACTAACACTCGTTTCACTAATCCTCGTTGCATCAAATAGTCAATCGCCCAAATCACTGATGCTGTCTTGCCTGTCCCCTGCTCGTTAAAGCAGAACGCCTTGTTGTTGGTCGTTAGGAACTCGGCTGTAGTCTTCTGATGCTCGAACGGTGTGAACCCGTGGGGACGGGGCCACTCATACTCTGATAAGTTCATTTTTTCTTTGGCTTGTTGGTTTTGACAGTATGGTCTGAATTGCGACTGAATGAACGGTTGGCGCTTGGGGTTTTGAGCTTAAGATTTCCTGAAGCATTGCTTCCCCCTTTGGATAAGGGAACCACATGGTCGATGTCTTTTCCAGTACGGTCAATGCCCTTCTTGTCCATCTCACTTCTTGCTCGTTGACGTTCAAGGCGGGAATCAGATTCGCCTCTTGCTTTTTGTTGTTCATATTCTTTTTTGTAGGGTCGGGGTTTATTCACGTATGGCATTTGGGCTTCCTATATTGTGGGTGTTGAGGTCTTCTCGGGTTAAGCCAAACTCCTCGGGGGTTGCTTCCCACAAAGGTTTGCGCCCCTCATTTTCTATTACTTGCAGGCTTTTGCCAACTGCTAAAGTGATCTCCATCATCATCTCAGTTTTGTATTTATTAAATTCCTCGTGGATAATTTTTCCTACTATGTTTACCACGACACGCTCAACAACTTCTTTAACTCGGCGTTGGAGTTCCCCCTCAAGAATCAGGGCGGTATCAGTCTCTTGGTTTGTCATTGCGTTCATAGTTAGCTCCTGTTGTATTCACATTGTTTGACTGCGCAGAATTTGCACAGTGGCCCACTGCTGGGATTCCATACACCGTTCTCCAGTGCGGCTTCGATTCGCGCCACATCTTTTGTTGGCTTCTCTAAGTACTTTGTCATCATTTCTCTGTGGTGCTCGGCCTTCACAAACTCCTTGCTCACCGTGAAAATCAAAGCTGACTTGACTCG